GTCATAGCCAGATCCAGAGCCATCGTCATAGCCAGAGCCAGAGCCATCGCCAGAGCCATCGTTTTGTTTAATTATGCTTCCCATACTTTAACTCCTTTAATAGAATCAATACATTTCTGGGTACAAGGGATGATCTCGATAGCTTCAGTTAGTGTAATTTCCGCTACCTCACAAGGAAACTTACATTTATCTGGTTGGCTAACACCTTCCATTGCTAGTTGACTTAAGCTTGCTGCGCCATACCATGTCCATAGTCTACGCGCATTTTTCACTTTAGCTTCTTTTCCTTTTCGCTCCACAACTTCACCAGCAAATACGCCAGCAGAACAGGTGCGAACAATACAATAGTTCTGCACCACTTCTGTAGTTTGTGTACCTTTCTCTACATAAGTTACACCATTAATCGTTACTTCATTTAGATTTGCTTTCATTTTTTCTCTCCTTTCATTTTGTTAAATATTTTGGTATAGTTCTTACTCGTTAACAGGTGGTTAACATAGTATTTAATAGCCTCTACTATAAACGCATTGCGTGATATCTTTAGGCCAGAATTGTTAAGGAATTTTAACAGATCATCAAGCGCATCTGCAACAGACTTCTCAACAATGATCGAGGTTGGTACATCGTCATCTCTTAACCTTAGTGTCATTATCTTATTCTTGTTCATTATACCCCCTTAATAGCTTTAGTTATGGCTGGTATGTCCCAATCATCTGGTATCGCACCACATATTCTATAGTCTTGCCCCGTGAAGAGCTTACAGCGTTCACAGCCACTATTTTGTACCCCATTACACTCTTCCTTAACCTCACTGATAGTCGGCTCTAGACTTCCCAATAGAGACACCACCTCTTCTAGTATATCCATTGGGTTTTCGTGTCGCTTATACTCTTTTGTTAACATGTTTTTAAAATAATTAACTAGTTCTTTCTTTGTCATCCTTCCTCCTTTTTATAAACTAATCTTGAATATAATAAGTCATGTAGATCTTTAGGTAGATCTCCTTCGTCAATCCAACACAACCCAAGATCATCAATTATTTTTCCACGGTGTTTATCCAACTGCTCCTCTACGGAACTAACATATATACGGCAGCCGCTAATAACTATTACGTTTTCAGTAATATGTGCCGTATAGTCTATGTCTGTTGCGCAACAACACTCTATTATTCTGTTACATATCCGACCAACTTTTTCAGCATCCAGTGTTATTATCTGTGTTGTTTTTCCCATCAAGGCATTGTTAATTGCAAAGATCACTTCTTTCATTGTTACTCCTTTCAGTAAAGTAAACTTCTATTGAATCGCCACTCTCTTTTATTGATGTTACAAAGTATTTCTTAAAACCTATCTTAATCGTGAAGCTATCTCCTACTATGTCTATCCGCTTCTTCGAGCTTGTTTTAAACTCGCTATTATTAAGAAATGTCTTAACTTTGGGTAGCATTGTGAAAATATAAATTATTTTAAGTGGGTTGACAAGGAAAATATGTGATGATAGCGTACTTTTATTAGGTAGTCTCCTTTCATAGTTTATCTAATTTGGGGGGTATTGGTATAAAAAGCTGAGCCCCCCAATACAATATTAAGAGGCTACAAACCAACTAAGGAGTTAATATGAATGAGTTTTTTGGAGCAATTATCAGTTTTTTACTCTCACTAGATGTAGGTGCTACTATTGCTATAGTATTACTTATTATCGCTGCTGCTTGTAGATTCGCATCTGACATTGACAATGCTATACCAGATAGTATTGATAAAGGATTCTGGCATAAAAAGCTATTAAAAGTGCCTATTCTTGGCGATATCTTATTGTTCTTATCAACTTTTGAGATCAAGAAAAAAGCATTACCAAAAGTAGCAGTAAAAGCTAGAGCAAAAAAAGTGGTTAAATAATGACCTGGGCAGCAGTTGTAGGGTTCTTTAAGGCATTACCTGAGATGGTTAGTCTTATTGGGGAGGCTGTTACCGCTATTAAACAATTACGCGCAGAGATGGCATTAGCTAATAGTTATAAGAAAATAAACACAGCAATTAACAAAGCGAGGTTTAAAGATGGCAGTACTGAAGATATTGATGATCTTGTTAATAACTTGTTTTAGTCTTGGCGTAAAGCAGTGTACCGATGTTGATGATCCGATAATACGCAAGATTATTGTTATGGATTGTGTTAAGAATTGTGATAGTAAAGGGCCATGTATCCAGTCTAAATTAAATGATGGTACTATTGAACTAAGAGTTTATACCAACACCAATAAATTTGGTAAAGACTACATGAGCTTAAGCTATGACCACTTTAATGCACTAATAAAGCAAGCATATAAACTAAAACAATGTTGTGATAATTGTAAATAATGCCACCCAGAAAAAAAACAGTTAAATCTAAGCTGAAGGCAATAGATGCCGCTTTCAATACCGACATTAGCCCTATCCCTTTACAAGATATATTCGATGGCGATCCAATAACAATCATAGAAAAAGCTAACGAGATAAACGGCATGGTTGAGAGAGTTAATGCTATTAAGAAGAAGCTTACAAGCTGCAATTCAGCTAATGAGGTTTTTAGCATATTCTCTAAGGATGCGGCGGCTGGGAAAGTAGTAGAAAGTGTACTAGCACCCAGTTCTTCGGATAGGCAAAGGGCACAGGAAACAATATTGGATAGATCTCTTGGTAAGGTTGTTGATAGAACGATGAATGTCAACCTTGATATTGGCAACCTTACCAAAGTTGAAATAGATAACAAAATAATGGATTTATGTGATGAATTTGGAATTACTGACGAGGGAAGAGAAGGAAATACTACTAAGATCCTTATTGATGAAGAAGCAACACCAGCAGAAAAACAGGATGAAACTGTACAAACCTAACCCAGGCTTTCAAGAAAACTTCGTCAAGAGCAGGAAGAAGATACGCCTTTGCACTGCCGGTAATAAATCTGGCAAAACGTATACTTGCGCGTGGGAGTCCAGCGCATATTCATTAGGTGAACACCACTATAAGAAGATAGTAACACCAAATATAGGTGTAATAGTTACGGCAAAGGCACTAAAAGAAGGTATAGAGAAAGATATAATGCCAGCAATAGAATCTGTTGTTGGTTCATATGATATACAGCAAATAAAGAATAATCCACAAGGTACACCACATAAGATAATATGGAAAAACAAGTCAATAACATACCTTATGAGTGCAGAACAAGATGATGTTGTGTTCGAGGGTATTAAATTAGATCATGCATGGTTAGATGAACCTAGCAGAAGATCAATATATATAGCACTTCTTAGAGGTTTAATGATGAGACAGGGGCATATATGGTATTCATGTACTCCTTTGGCCGAACCTTGGCTCTATGAAGAGATATTCTTACCTGGTGTTTCTGGTAAAGATAAGGATATAGGGGTATTTGAGGGTGCGACAGATGAGAATATATACCTAACAGAAGAGGCTAAGAACGAGTTTTTCAGTAGACTAACAGAAGAAGAAATAGAAGCCAGGAGATTCGGTAAGTTCAGGCATCTAGCTGGTAGGGTATTTAAAGAGTATAAACCAGAGAATAATAGAATTGAACCATTCGATGTGCCTTATCATTGGCCGGTATGGGTAGCAATTGATCCACATAAAAATAAACCGCATATGGTGGTCTATATTGCCGTTGGACCTGATAACACAAAGTATGTATGTAACGAAATATATGTCAAATGTACAATTGGCGAACTAGCTAAATATATACTAGAGATTAACGAACAGTATAATGTTGTTAATGTACTAGCTGATACCTCAATACAAGAGGATGGTTGGGAGAGGGTATCTGCAAGGGAATTACTAGAAAACGAAGGATTAAGGGTAAAATTAGCACAGAAGAAGAACCTTAAAAGTAGTGGCATACTGCTAATGAACCAGCTATTTAAAAAGACAGAACTAATGATTTTTAAGACCTGTACCAGAACAAATAAAGAACTAACTTTACAAATATATAAGCGTAATAAAAGCGATGAAATGGCAGTACTAGAAGAACCGGAGAAGAAGTGGGATGAAGCGACAGATTGTATTCGCTATGTACTAAATGAAAGACCTGATTATAATGGAATAGCCGAGGCTAAAAGTATATCTTAGGGGGCATAATGAAGGTAGAATATAAACAAGTACCTCTCGTTGAGAGAATTGACATTGATCTAACAAGAGAAGTTGAAGAGAAACTTACCAGGTGGATAGATCAGCAAAAAACAGAAATAGAAGATGATAGATCAGAGTTTTTAGAGAGACAGAAAAAGTATTTGTTTCAATGGGATGACTTTATAACACAGGGAAATGATGGGCCATTTGAAAGTGCTAGTAATAAGCATATGCCACTAACAGCTATAATGGTTAAGACACATCACGCGAGGTTATATAATATATTCGCTGCCGAAGATACTGTCCAGTATACACCAAGGGAAGGAGCAGATGAGGTACAGGCAGAGATAGCCAAGAAGCTAAGATACTGGTATATGTGGGACTATATTAACGAATATGAAGGCTGCAAATCTTTTATTAGAGAGTTATGCTGGGATACAATTACTGTTGGCTTTGGCCTTGGTATGAAAGATTGGATGATCAAACAGCGCAAAATATTAGATATTGTTCCACAGGAAATAGATAGAGAGATGAAGGATCTTGAGCCACAACTAAATGAAGCGAAGGATGCTTCTGGTGGCGAGACTGATCTTGAAGGCGAAATGGAAAGGGAAAACACAAAGATAGATACATCGCCATACAAGGAAGTCCAAAAGATACTAACAGTATTTGAAGGTACTAGACTAAGAACAATGGACTTTGAAGATTGTTATTTCCCTAATAAGATACATGGATCAGCAGACTTGAACCAGCCACCACTTGTTCTTGTTGAAGCTGATATGACAGAATCAGAGATAAGGATGCGAGGCAGAAACCAGGGCTGGAAAGATGATGTTATTGAAACTATAATTAGCGAAAGAGTAACAGAAGCTTCAGATTCGAATGCTAAATCAATTAAAGATCTAAGGGCAAGCAATACTGGCTATAATGATCAGGAAAGCAATTATGGCGGTAATGAAAAGTATAAGATGCAGTATTGTTTCTGTACCTTTGATATTGATGGTGATGGCATAGACGAAGAGATTGTTGTTACAAGGAGCGGTAAGGGAACAATAGCCAAGGCAACATTTTTAGAGAGAGTATCCGTTCTCGGTGTAAGGCCATTAATAAAATTCGATTGCTTTATGAAGCCAAGACAAGCATATTCACGCGGTGTACCCGAATATATGTGGCCGTTGAATCAGGAAATGGACGAAACGCATAACATGCGATTAAACGCGCTAAAACTTCAAACTACACCAATGGGGGTATATAGATCAACAAGTTCACTTAAGAATCAACCAATCAGAATAGCACCAGGTAAGTTTATACCGGTTGATGATACTAGTGATATGAAACCATTTAGCTTTGATGTATCTGCTGCTGTTCTCGGCGGCGAAGAGGATAGGATCTGGAATTATGCAGAAAGGCAGATATCAACAAGTTCATTACAGCAGGGCATTGTACCGCAAACTGTTGGACCAACTAGATCAACGAGTGGTGTACTAACATTACTACAGCAAATGGATAAAGAAGCAAAGCCAATGATAGATCATAATGCAGATCAATGGAAGAAGCTAGAGAAGATGATACTTGCAGATTTAGACTTTAGAGTAGACCCAGCACTAAAGATGAGAGTATTGGGTGCCTCGGTACAAGATTCGTTGAATACAGAGCAATTATCAACCATAAATGAAGGACTAAAAATCAATGCATCGTTTGATATAAAGATAGATGTTGCTAGTATTGTTACAAGTGACGAGGTTAGAAGGAACGAATCACAGCTAATATTACAAATGATAAGTAATCCTAGTCTAGCACAGCAATTTGGTGTTGTGGGACCAAAGGCGCTATTTAAGGCATGGTCAGATTACCTTAAAGCTCACGGTAGAGAAGTTGATCAGTTTATAGATCAGCCAGTATTCACAACAAGGCCACTAACAATATTCCAAGAGATCCAATATGTAGGTCAAGGTGGAGTGCCACCAATGTCAATGCAAGATGACCATATGGCAAAAGCACAGCAGTTACAGGCATTTACCCAAACGCCACAGTATGAAGAAGCTAAGGTGAAGGGTATATTTGTTGGTAATGTTGATGATATTATGCAGAAAACAATACAAAAACATTCAATGCTGGCGCAAGCACTGGCACCAAAAGGAGCACCAAATCCAAGCGGAGGTAATAACCAGGATCTAAATGCTACTCTTGCCGGTCAAGCACCACAACAAAAAACGGAGGGTAACGATGGAACAAGAAAAGCTACAGATGGGGGAGGATCTAAAAAACCTAATCCAAAAGAAGGAGTGGATGAGCCTGGCAAAGCTGGTTGAAACAATGCTAGGTGATTGGAAAAAGGCGCAGAATAACTTTCTAACACCAGGGTATGTTGTCCAGGGTGTAACTACAAGCGCACTAGAATCTTTGGCACTTGGCAGGGTAATGCATGCATCTAAGTGTGCTGCATTAGAGGAAATGTTTACTAGTATTAATTACTTGATCGACCTATATGAAAATAGTCTGAAAGGGGATGATCCGAAGGATAAGGTTATTAAAATAAGGTGATTTATGGAAATAATAGACAGAATAGAAGACGAAGATGATGATAATGATCTTCATATAGTAATAGGGGATAATGAGATATTTATAACAATAGAGCAAGCAGAGTCACTATATAATTGTTTAGATGATATCTTGTATGACAAACGCAAAGACAAAGAAGAAGAAGATGAAGATGATGACCTATTTGGCAAACTAAAGCAATGGCATTATTAAATACAAACAAACGGAGGGTAGCATGGCAGATCAAGATAAAAAACCAGCAGACGACACAGAGAGTATTAACAAGATTATAGAGAGCGTTAATAGTACTCTAAAGGACAAACTATCAGAACAAAATGATAATATTGATGGTAAGTTTAGTGACATTGACAAGAAGATAGACTCAATGCAAACTAAGCCAAAAGAGGAAGGATTCTTTGGTTATGACAGTAAAGATGAAGATGAAGATGGCTATATCACAAAAAAAGATTTAAAAACATTTTCTCAGTTTCTTAAAAAAACAATTTTAACTGAAGCAACAGATATCACAAAAACAACGGTAAATAATGCAATTGAATCGAAAACGAGTCAAAACGCTAGGGATACAGCAGCAATGACAGAATATCCTATGATGAATAAGCAGTCACCAGAGTTCAATAAAGAGTTCTATGACGCTGTTACCAACGAGCTAAAGCTAAGGACAGCAAGGGGTAGAGATCCAGATAACGATTCGGATTTACTTTATGATTCAGCTTCAGCGATATTTTCTCGGTGGGCAAAGACAGGTAAGCATATAACCAAAGCCATGGCCAAGAATCAATATTATAACTCTAACTCTAAAGAAGATAGCTTCTCAACAGACGGAACAAACAAAAATGCAAGCAAAGCACTTAACTCACGGCAAATTGAATTAGCTGCGAGGTTCGGAATGAATAAAGAAACAATCACGCAACACGTTGAAAACAAAAAGGAATTTTAAATTTTATAGTTGACTTAGGTGTTATAAACAAATAAAATACTAAAAGAAAGGGAGAGATAATGGTTAATAGAACGAATCAATCGAGAACACAAGAAGTTACTGATAAATATAGTGGTGATAGATTAGCCATCAAAAATAAAGATCCAAGATTTGACTATAGCTTTCAAAGAAGGAGAGATGTTGAAGAAGGTGGAGGACAGACACATGATGGATGGGACCCGGTAAGTAAAGCTAATAATAATGGTGAAGCTTGGGATGGACCTAAGATAATTAAATCTAAGGGTTCTCCTAACCAATTTTTAAACCAAGACACTATACTATGTAAAAGAGAGAAGGAAGTTAGTAAGTACTTCAAGCAAGAATCTATTGATAAAAGGAATAACCAAATAAATTTTCTGAATAATGTTTCAACACAGGCTAAGCAAAAGCTGAAAGAATTAGATCCTAATTCAGAATTAAAAGATACTTCGTCCGGTATGCCAAAAGAATATACGCAAAAAACCGGACCAACACAGGAGGAATAAATGGCGAATAAAGACAATCCAAGCGGAGGGTTCAAACCGTATACTAGTCCAGGTAGCGGTGCCGGACAGCCAATAACTGAATATCTTCAGCTAGCGGCTGCTAATACTGAAATAGGTATTGGAACACCTGTTACGTGGTCAGGTGGTTACATTGACATAGGGGCACCAGCAGGAGCACTATGTGGCGTTTCTGCCGAGTACAAAGCTGCTAATAGCGGCGGGTATATCGCTGTATGGAATGATCCACAACAGAGATTTACTGCCCAGTGTGATGATGGTACAACAATCGGTGGTGATGGTACACGAGATGGTATCGGCCTTAACTGTCCATTTGTGGGCACTGGAGTTAGTGGCCTTCTATCAACAGCCGAACTTGATGAAAGTGATTTCAATACAACTGCAACTGACGAATTTAAAATACTAGACCTAAGCCCTGAACTATCGGGTGAAGACTCAGCCGTAAATTCTGTTGGCGAATTTGTAAGATATATTTGCAAAATCAATAATCATCAATTTGGTTCACATACTGGTACAGCCGGTACATGATTTAAAGGGAGTTTAAAAAATGAGTGGTTTAAGATCGAATTTTACAGACCAATTTTTAGCAGACGCCCTTCCTGTTCTTGATGCTCTTGTTTTAGATGAGTACAAGAAATATCCAGATATGGTTGACGCTATTTTTAATGTCAAACCATCTAGTTCATGGGGAGAGCAAAGCTCAGGACTAACCGGAATTAAACCGGCAGTCGTGAAAGCTGAAGGTGCGCCAGTAGCATTTGACGATGTTATTCAGGGGTACGATAAGACATACCAACATATTTGTTATTCAATTGCAACTTCGTTTTCTGAAGAATTGATTGAGGATGACAGACTTGGAATGGTAGAGAGTGCATATCGCAGTCTCGGTTTGGCAATGTACCAAACAAAACAAGTAACTGGATTTGCCATATTTAATGATGGATTCGGGGATGTTGGACCTGATGGCTCGAGTTTATTTGCCACAAACCATACGTTAGCTGATGGTAGTAATTATGCTAATTCACCTACAGCAGCAATAGCACTTTCTGTTGCTGGCTTAAGGAGTATGGAAGTATCAATGATGAGACAAGTTAACCATCGTTCAATCAATGTTATGATGATACCACGTTGTATCCTCGTACCACCAGAATTGAGCCAAGATGCTAAAGAACTTATCAAGTCACCTGACAAACCAAGTACATCCAACAGAGCAATCAATAGCTTTTATGATATGAGCTATGATCCAATTGTTAGTCCATTCTTAACTGATTCTAATAACTGGTTTGCAATTGCTGATGGGTCTCAACATCAACTAAGATACTATAATAGGGTTGCACCTTCTACTTATACATGGGTAGATGATCCAACAGGATCAGTGAACACTAAGATTAGATCAAGATTCAGTGTTGGATACAGTGATTTTATGGGTACATGGGGCACTAATCCTTAACCTAAACAATTTAAAGGGAGTTTAAAAGATGAGCGACATTACTAATTTAACAGCTAAGAGTATTGTCAATCAGATAACTGAGCTAAGTAAGGGAAGTGCCGGAGAGGTTTTCTTCGTTAATAATTCCACTACTGCTAAGTTTTCTAGTTCGGCAGTTTCTTCTGATACCCCATCTGGTTATGAATGGGGCAAGTCGCCAGAACAACCTTTCTCTACAATAGATTATGCAATCGGGCAATGTAAAAGTGATCGCGGAGATATTATATTCGTATTACCTGGTCACTCAGAGACACATGCGGCAGCTAATGCTGGCGCAACTGGTGCTATTACACTCGATGTAGAAGGCGTAGCTATAGTAGGTTTAGGATTCGGCGACTCAAGGCCAAAATTATTGGCAAATTTTGCAGTATCAACAATTGACTTAATTGAAGCAACTGCTGCTAGTTGTGTTATTAAGAATTTGATTTTCTTAGCATCAACTACTGCTGCTCCAGAGTCAAGAATTGATATCGCAGATACACACACCGTAGTCGAGGGTTGTACCTTTTACTGTGGTGCTTATGATGCAGAATCTATTAGGGTTACTGCTGCTGGCGATGAATCTATCATAAAGAACAATGAGGTTTTCGTCACTGCTGATGGACCTAATGCTTTCTTGCTAACTGAAGCTGCTGTTGATAAATTATCTTTAATAGATAATTATATAAATGGTGGATCGGCAACTTATCAGTGGGATGATTTCGCATTTGATATGGACGCTGCTGCTAATACTTTAATGTATATAAAGGGCAATGAGTTCTTATATGGTCATGGTATTGGTGCTCACGCTAACACAACTGGTATCGCAATCGGAAATGTTGGTGGCGGACCTTATGATCTAGGCGATATGGTGCCAATCTCAGGTAGTGGCGATTCAATTTCAATCGTAGCTCCTGATGGAAATAGTGGTAGCTCTAATGTAGACGCGATGGTTGGCGATGTTTTCTTTGTTGATAGTAACGAAGGATCAGACGCTAATGGTGGCGATAGTCCAATGACAGCTTTTGCTACACTTTATGCAGCTATCCCAGCCTGTACAGCAAATAACCATGATACGATTATTTGTATGCCAGGACATAGTGAATTATGTGTAGGAACTATTGCTGCTACTCAACCTGATGTTGATATCGCTGGTATCAGAATAGTGGGTGTTGGAACTGGTGAGTTAATGCCTAGTTTCGCTAATGCTCATACTAATGGCACAAGTGCAACACTAAGAATTGATGCTGATGATGTTGAAATCTCAGGATTAAGGTTTCTTGGCAATACAGCAGGAACCGGAGCATCAATTGGTGCAATTGAAATCAATAGTGGTGCAGATGATCTTTATCTGCATGATTGCTTGATTGAAGGAACAACTGCTGAAGATGCCCAGGGTATTACAATTCTTGGTACTTCAGATGGTATTAGAATAGAGAACAATGTATTTAAGATTACAGGTAATGGACCTAATTACGCTATTTATAGTGCAACTGGTGCATGTAGTGATCTTAGAATCGTTGGTAACTATTTTCAAGGATCTACTGTTACTAATAGTTGGGACGATGCAATTATTTATTCTGACCAAACAGAAACAGGGATTTTGATTGAAAACAATATATTTAACCAAGTAGCAGCTTCTAAACATGCAATTGAGATTGCTGATAATAGCGCAACTGGTTTAATTAAAGGCAACTCAATTTGTGGCCATACCGAATTATACGGTATTAGTGCCCAGGATATCGCTCAGAGTAATAACTTCTTTGAGAATGATTCAGGTGAAATACTAAAATCTGGTATAGCGCAATCAACTGGGAAATATGTATTTGTAGATAGCGGTAATGGTTCAGCTACGGCTTCTGGTTTAACTCCAGGTCAAGCAGTTTCTAGTCTATCAGCAGCAGAGGCTTTAGTCTCTAATAACGCTGGTGACGTAATTGTGATGATGGAAGGTCATAGCGAAGCAATCACACTAGCTAATACAATTGCATGGAATATCTCAGGTGTTAGAGTTATTGGACTTGGTACAGGTAATAATAGGCCAGCTATCGGTTGTGATACCACAGCCGCTTATGCAGGGTCAATGATGACCATTACTGCTGATAATGTATCTTTCGAGAACATTAGAATTGCAGCAGGAGCCGGTGGAGCTAATAACGTAACTGCCCAAATAGCAATTGCTACTGGATCTGATAATATCAGTTTTATTGGTTGTGATTGGGAACAGGGCGCTTATGATCTAATTGGTTTAAGTTATGCTGGAACAAGTGCTGGACATAATTTTATTGATAACAATATCTTTGTATCAGCTAACGGACCTAATAACTTCTTATCAGCAATAGCCGGTGTCCAAACTAGAATGACATTTAGAAACAATGTTCTTTCTGGCGGATCAACTACTAATTCTTGGGACGATGGAGTAATTCTATCAGATCAAGCTAATGTAGCGATACTAATTGAAGATAACAGATTCTTATTTGGTGTAGCTAATTCACCAGCTATCGAGTTAAGTGGTGCAAGTACTGGGCTAATTAAGAGTAACTTCATTGCAAATTATACTGAAGGTTATGGTATTGATGCTGGATCTTGTGCAACAATAGGAAATGAGTTTTCTAATGATGGCAGGATACTACTTAAGGGATTACCCTATGCAACAGGAAAGTACATTTATGTAGATTCTGGCGTTGTAAATGCCGGTGATGGCCTTAGTCCAGATCAGGCAGTTAATGACCTAGTAGCAGGGCTTGCGTTGGCAACCACAAGTGTTGGCGATGTAATTGTCTGTATGCCAGGACATAGCGAAACACTAACCTTAGCAGCTCATGTTGATGTCAATAAAATCGGTGTAAGCATTATCGGACTAGGCAACGGGGATCTTAGGCCAACATTTATACCTGATAATACCGCCGCTTATGCGGGGGGATTGTTTACAGTAACCGTTGATGATGTTCTAATCCAGAACCTTAAAATGGGTGTAGCGGTAGCAGCAGCTAACGGTGTTCAGTCTTTGATTGATCTACCAAGTGGCGCTAACGATATTACTATTAAGGACTGTATTTTCGATCAAGCAGCTTATGACTTAATTGCCGTAGACTTTGTTGCTGATGCAACTGATGTTACAGTAGAAAATTGTGAGTTCAGGGTAAGTGCAAACGGACCTACAGCAGCGATTGCCGCTGATGGTGGAGTTGTTGTTGACCTTAAGGTTAGAAACAATAGCTTTAATGGATTAAGTCTAGCAGCAGCATGGGATAATGGAGCTATTTACTCTGACCAGGTTAATACTGGTGTAGAAATAATTAACAACAAACTCTTATATGCAGCCGCAACAGCTAAAGATGCAATCCAACTTTCAGGAGCAGCAACAGGTATTATTTCCGATAATCTAATTATGGGACTTGATGTTAATTACTCAATTGATCCAGGCGCATGCGCAACATCAAATAACCATGTAGGGTTAGGCGCTGATGGCGGAATGGCACCTGCACCGTTATACTCTGCTTATGATCCAGTTTTGGGTTATAAAGTAAGCTATACTGCTGGTGATGTACTAGATACTGTCCAAAACGCGGTCTTTACGATTGCTGGCGGAAAGGTGATTGTAACTCATCTGAGTATGGAAATTACTAATGCCAATTGTTCTGCTGGTGCATCTACTTGTCAGTTTATACTAGATTCTACGCTTCCTGCTGGAAAAGATTATACAATATGTGCAAATACGACAGATATAGATGCAGCCGTTATTGGTGCGATATATTCAATTACAGGCGAAGCCGCAAGTGCAATGACAGGAACAACAGGATCAGCAAATGGATCTGGTGGTTGTAGTGGCATGATTTCTCCTCTAATTCTATCTGAAGGACAAATTGATATATTAACTGGTTTTGATTCTGGATCTGGTGGTGCATTACCTCTCTTTGAAATTTGGTACAAACCGCTAGATGCTGGCGCAACAATAGTACAGGTGTAAGGGAGGAAAGATGAAATTGTTTTATGTTAATAACTCTAAGAAAGCAACACATACAACTTCAATACCTACTGCTTTAATGCAGATTAGTGCTGGTCATCTGACCGGAGAAACTACTGCTAATACCTTAAGTATTGACTATATTGTTGGAGCACAGAGTAGATAATGGCACTAAGAAGTTCATATAGTAATCTATATGGTAGTAAACAATTGCCACGGATGGCAAAAGGAAAAAAGAAACGGAAAAAGAAATTGGCTACTAGAAGGGTAGTTAAGGGAAAACGCTAATACCTCCGTTTTTCACAAAAATAGATGGCGGGTCGGGCTAACCCCCTGCCCGCTATTTTTTTAGGAGAATATATATGTCACGAAACATTTTCACAGAGGAAAGATACAAAACACAGCAATTCAATGCTTTAAATGTTGCAGATTTAGATGCACATGGAACTGCGTGGACAGGTATTGATGGAACAGCAAGGAGTTTATCAATTAATGTATGTGCGTGGCGCGGCTATATTCTACATAATAATGTTTCTGCCGCTAGATGGGTACAAGTATATTGCTTGCCAGCAGCAGATGTTGTACCTGGCACGACTGTACCTGACCTTACTATAATGCTTGGCGCAAGTGCCTCGGTAGCATGGGACTTCTATAACCCTATAATTAGCGAAAAGGGTTTTAGTTTTACTGCAACCTCAACAGAGGTAGGAATAGGCTCGGTAACCACTGCTGTTACTGGCGTTTTGCTTTATGCTGAACAAGGGGTTGTGTGAGTAGTGTTTTTGCAAACGAGAGACTTAGAGTTAAGACTTTTAATGCTTTAAATGTTACAGATATAGATGCCCAGGGTAATACAAGGACAGGTATTGATAATACAGCAAGAGATATTACAACAAAACTAAGTGCAATTAAAGGGTATTTATTACATAATACAGATAAGTTTGATATATTTGTTTGTTTGTATTATGGCCCTGCAAGCGATGTTACCCTTGGTGTAACTGTTCCAGATTACTCTGTTAGGGTAAAGGATGGGGAAAGTACTGGTTTGATGTTTGATCAATCAATTATAAGCGAGAGAGGGTTTAGTGTAACTGGTGCTTATTCAGAGGACTTCAGCTTTGGTGTAGCAGTATTACATGCTATTACTGGAATGTTTTTTTATAGCGAACAAGGAGTAATATAATGGGTGGATATTCGACAGATGGTGCTAGTGCCGGTATAATGCCAGCCAATAGCATTAACGATATAGAAATAGATTGGGAAGATGGCACCAGAACTAATCAGGTTGATCTTGATGATGTGCCAAATGGTACAACCGCTTTACTTGGTCAAAACTGTTCTATAACAGGGACACCAGGATTTGT